GGACGAGTCCATGGGCTCGACAACGTTGGAACCCTTCACGCCCCAGCTGGTGATCCTCGCGTCGTCCCACCCAGGGGGTGGCCCGCCCGCGAGGGTCCAGGTTGCGGGGGTGGTGGGTGAGTCGGTGGCTCCGTTGACGACCATGGTGTAAATCCCGTCGGGGCAAGCCTTAACGGCAACCATCCCCCCTCCCCCGCTCCCCGTGCCAAGCGCTACGGCGAAGCGCAGGGTGTACGGGAGGCTGCGGTGGGCAGCGGCGTCGAGATAACGCGCGCCAATGGCTCCATCGCAGAAGGGGTTGCTCAAAGCGCACACGGCCATTGCGGCCTGACTGTGCGCGGCGGCCTGCGTGCCCCCAGTTTTGGGGCGCACAGGTGCGCCGACGGCTTTGTTGCGGTGACGCGTCGCATCTTGCGAGACGCCGGATGGTGTTTTGGGCCTCTTGACGACCTTCTTCTTGGTGTTGATCTTCGGCATGTTTGATCAGGACAGTTGTCGGTAGTGCACAATGGTACAGGGTGAACGCGAAAGCAATGAGCTGAGTTCACTATGCCTACTCATCGACCGCAGCGATCTCGAGTCCACGCTCCCAGTGCACTATGGTGCCTAGGGCGGTCGCGGTCCGTAGGATCCGCAGGAACTCGGTCAGGTCGTGAGGGTACAATGCATACCGTTTGGCTATGAACGCCCAAGTGTCGGGTTCGGGGGCCCGGATGCGCCGGGTTGCAACGTGGTGCTCGAACTCCACGGCCTGCGCATCAGGCCTGAAAGCGATGATGAAGTCGAGATACTCACGGAGGAACGGGACGTGGCTGCAGGAGGGAACCATCCCCTTAGCCACGCCCACTGCGTCGAACTTGTCGGCCGTGGTGGAGTACGGCAAACGCGCAAGCACGCGCCCAATCTTGGGCCCCCATACGGTCTCCCCGCCAACGGGGTATGGGACTGACTGACAAAACTCAATCTCGGACGGTTCGCGGGTGTTCCCATACTCGCTCACACTCCCGAGGTCAGCCAGGCGTCGACCGAAGTCGTCGGCGCCGAGCGGCTCGCTGGAGATCCGTAGCCAATCATCTCCATTGAATGCAAGCGCACTCGTTCCGGTTCGTGGTTCACCAAACACGAGGACAAGTTGTGTGCCGTTCCTCTGCGCACTGTCCAGGGACGTCTCCGTCCCTCCGGAGCACAGCACCTCATAAAGCTTGAAGGTGCAGGGGTGTCGTACCCCACTGCCTGTGACTACGGCAGATCTCTTCTGGACCCAGAGATAATCTTTCTCGGACGGGTCCACGGCTCCCATGCGCAGGCTCTTGGTGTACGCGTAAGCACCATGACGCCTCTTGGACTCGAATCTCTCGTTGTCACCCCACTCGTACCACACGTCCTTCCCCGACTTGGCAATGGCCTGCACCTGGTGATCGAACCATCTGCCGAAGTGCTCGACATCTGGCCCATTCACCCAGACGAAGGGGTTGTCCAAATCCGAGGGGCTGCACTTCCGGCGCAGGCGCTTGGCCATGTGCCAGTCAACAGGCCCCGTAATAAGCTGGCGTTTCTCCTTGAAGGATATGACGCAACGGGGCGTGAGGCGTGCAACCGTCCCGGGCAGGCACATCGCGCTCTTCTCGATC